ACGAAATATTTAAGGTGTATATTAATCCTTGTCTTCTTAATCTTCATCTACTATGTTTTTTTCATGTTAGATTCAAGATCTCCAACTGGTCTGCTCATCATCAGATGATGTTTTCAATGGTCTTGCAGATCCCTCATATAACTTACATCTGTTCCACACTTCCCAAATCCCTGTTCTTTCTTTTATTAGACTTGCATGAAGACTCTTATTAAACCTATTTGTTATAGCCCAGACTAATTTCCAATTTATTGATTGTTTCTCTGATGCTGACTGAGAGAATAGACGGATAATTTTTCCAATTCCAGCTTGAATACTCGCAGTGTTAACTGATTTGGCTACTTGGCCTTTCCTTGAGCATGACCAACTTAACACATGACCAACTTTGTTTCCTCTTTCAATCTGCAATCTGTTGAAACTGATAGGGCACTGATCATCATTTATCTTGTTCAGATACTTGAAAAGAGGCAAGTCCTTGGTTATCCAGGAAAACCAGTAAAAGAATCCAAGAATTAATGTAACAGCTTTCTCACATGCTGGATCAGAAGGTATGCCAATTATAGTAGTATGCTCACTAGTTACATCGAAAATATGATTCAATGAAACTAATAAGATAGCCCACAGTACTGAAGCTTTAAGACCACTTGGGACAAATTTTAATTCTCTAGCCAATTGACTTGAAGTACCATCATGTACACCTAAAATTCCTAATAAAGTGCATAATTCCACCTCCAAATCAGGGAATAAAACATCCGGAATTCCTTCTGTTAAATCTTTGGGATTTATCTTTAGTGCTCTATCAAATTCATCCTTCTCAGAACACAGTGCAGCAAATTTTTGACTAGAGAGCCAAAAGTGATTCCAATCAAATGGTTGATATAAGGCTCTATCTCTTTTTCTTAGAAATACCACATAAATTTCTGATGTTCTTGAACTACTCAATCCAGTCTGCGTAACATAAGTTGAGTGAAAGTACTTTCCCAACCTCTCAATCACTGGAATTCTTCCATCAATGTGTCTAGTCAGGTATGTTTTATATATAAGATTGCCATTCAATTCCAATATGTCTAATCCCTTTGCTTCAATTAAACATTCAATCTCAGTGGACATGCTTAGTTCTCTCACTTCCATATCAAATACCATCAGATCTATCTTAAGAAAATTCCTTTGCACATGAAACAAGAAATTCTCCCATGTTGTTGACTTGGAAAGATCTGAAGGTTCAGACCATGTAGTCATATAGTTTACACACCTGTTGATCACATGAGTGCAAGCTGTTATAGCGGGTGGAGGACCAGGCTTTGAACCTCTGGAACTGCTCCTCTCATATTCTAATAAAGAATTGAATATCCCTCTTGCTGCTTGATTAAATCTTAGTAGGGCAGCAGTCATTCCTCCCGACCCATCGCCTCCACATAAGAAATCTCTGTAATTCAACCCAAATCTTGCAACAATCGTCCTAATCTTATAATGGGCTCCAGTTGCAAGTTGCCCTATTCGTAAACCAGAGATTAAAGGACATCTATGCTGTCCCACTATTGGATGAGGGATCACTGTTGATTTATTTTGGGGCATCAACTGAAAATGATTAATATAAGAGATATACTCTGCTCCCCAAACCAATGGAGGATTGGACTCAGTTTTTCTATAATTATATTTTAAAGCATGTCTAATCTCCTCTCTACATAATATAGCATTCTTGGACCCAATTTGAGCTCTAGAGGGATTATATACGTCCCTAACCACTGCAGAGAGGTCTCTCAATTCACGTAAATCAGACAATTGGTTCTTATTTAATGTCACATGAAATAAGAGAGGTAATATCTTAGAAGATAGGACTAATGGACCAATTATCTCTGGTGCTGTCATATCTGCAAAAATGCACAAACGGTTAACCAACGGATTATAATTCACTGTTTTTTGTTCTAATCTGAAGAAATTCCTCTTCAACCAAGATCTCACAATAGAACCCATATCTGAATCAGAAATAGGATAAGATGCAGGCACTCTATGGGGCTCACTCATTAAGTAAAAATGCAATGGACCATCTCTTATCATATTGAGGAAGGGTGGCCGCTGAGTGATAGCGTCAATGCAATGTATCATACCACCTACAAGAGTAGGCCTTGGTCTTCTCATTTGAGCCACACTTCTTCTATGTATAATTGTTAATGACACAGCCCTTAACATTCCGTCCAGAAGTCCTTCATAAAAGGCCTTTGGATTGAGTTTATGTTGAAGTGTCAATGGAAACAATGAGCTATCATCCATGTGCTTATTCTCACTTAATAACATGTCTCCAAATAAGAATCCCTCTGCTCTCCCAATTTGAAAGCTCAACTCGAACGGGCTGATGTCTTTCCCTTCTACTTCCTTCAATTTGTAAGTTTCTTTATTCTGACCCCATTGAGTATTGTCTGGTTTCCACTTGGACAATATATGAGACACATCCGGATGCTCATATACGCGGGAACTGTCTAATATAGGTTCATCTATCTTCCTCAGACAATATTTACAGCCTAAATGATGATGCACAGTTATTCCTCCTCCTTGATCCTTATATTTGCAGGCAGTGTATACTTGCCCATACAATATAGAGGGTTGAAACATGAAGTCATAATTATCTGATCCAATTATTTCAAATGTATCTGTTGTTGTGATCATCCAAGACAATAGTGTTGGAGCCAATGCAGCATACCCTCCAGCACTGATCCGTGAACAAGAAAAACGATGTAATGCAGACCCTGTTCTTCTAAATCCTTCTGTTTGTTGTTCCCAATCCTCTCCAGTAAGCCCTTTTAAAATGGAAAGTATACTAACTCCCAGATTAGATCCAGATTCTACAAACCAGTTAATTGCTGTTCTCATTCTAGAGGCCCTCTTGATAACCGGTACATTTGTTTCCCTTTCCCAAGGCTGTATGATGCTGGTACTCTCAGATGTCTTAGATCCTAAATAAGCAGGATAGGGTCCTTTTCTTTTATTATAGGAAGACAATCCCAATGGTGCAATTGTAACAATAAAATCATTATCTTGTCCTTCAATGCATAATGGGCATCCTCTATCTACTTTCAGGGATTTAGAGAACATCTCTAACGGGTGAGGCACTGTTGCCCCCAGCACAGTTCTTCCCCATGATATTCTCCTCAAGAGATCAGCATGTTCGGCAGAACAATCCCACATTCTACCCTCATTTAACTCACAGGCAACAGCTCGGTATGATTCTATTTCACTCTTTTGGGTCAAATGACTTAGATCTCTTTCTAACTTCTTAGAGAATATGCTTCTGATAGTTCTAGCATTTTGAAATAATCCTATTAAGCTATCTGTTATTCCAAAGAATGTGGCTGCTCTGAATTCACTTAAGAATCTTGGAAATAGAGGATCTATGCTTTCTAGAAAGCCCATCAACCTATCTTCTTCCATCAAGCAATGTTCTGCTGCAATTCTTACAATTTCATTTTTCAAATTTGGTGCTTCTTTCAAAAGACATTTCTTGATCTCCTCTTTTAATACATTAGTTAAGCTCAACCCCTTAGGGATGTTAAGAGAAGAGGGATTCTCTAATAGTTTCTCAAATCCCCCATCATGAAGTGTACTCAACTTTGGATTCCCTGCATGCTTGGCTATATCAGATAGCAGTGCATCGTTTGTATTGGCCCAAACACACTTCCAGAAGGACAATCCTTCAGTCACAGGATCTGGGAACATACGTGTTAGAAACCTGGCTAAGGATGTCCCACATGCACCACCTAGTGACGGATCTAAATAATTCATCAAAATCTTATAAGATCTCCTCTTCAATAATTTAGAAGGCAAAAAGTCTTTTACTCTTCCACCTAGTATTACATTGTGACTCTCCAATATATTTCTGGTCATATTACTTAAGATATCAAAATAGTAGATAGCATTTACCGGTGTATCATCAAAATGTGCTATGGTGAGTGTATTAGTAGACACTGTTGCCATGATATTACTCATAGTGGGCAATTGATCATTGGTTGTGCACATGACCCTTGACAGCCTTTTTGTATATAAATTTAATATTCTTCCTCTATAAATCGGAATTTTTCCATAGTTAAGGTAATCTGCCGACTGCATAGTTTCATCTTCATTGATTATTAGTCCTAATTTATTGGTTCCAGTTTTGATGGCTTTCATTATGATGTCATTATTCTTGACTACTTCATCCAAGCATCTGAGTGTACTGGTGGTATCATGGGTATCTCTAAGCTTATATTGTGTGCATATAACTTGATTATCTCCTTGAGCCAATACTTTGACTTTTGTGTTCCTAATCAATGATTCCCTCTGTATTACCAAGAGACTAACTATACTCCACCCCTTTTGTCGTTGCCCTTCCAGTCCTCCTTTTTGACCCTGCCAACACACCAAATTATTGTCTTTTGACACCAGTTTACCATTATGAACTTCCATCAAATCAGGTCTCCCATTATAATAAACAAGACTTTTCTCAAAGAATTCATGAGTTCTCCAGATTAGATTGGGGTATCCTAGGAATTGGCCCATCACCTTGAACACTGGACCAGTAGACTCCAATCTTTGATGATTATTCCATTTCTCATAATCTATATGATTGGCTATACAGATGTTATCATAATCTATACCTCCTTGCCCCTGTGTTCTATCCAATAATTTGGATATCACTGTGGTTAAGTCATCCGCCATAGTTAGCCCGGAAAATAGAGGTACATAATGTGTCTTAATTAGATATTCTGTTATTACAAAATATTCTCTCAACGCCCAGGACATTAAGGCGAAGAACCTACCATATTTCTTAACCTCTCGTTCCTTTGCTTTTAACCCAATGACTAGATCCTCTTCGTCTAATCCTTCTCTGTCTATTTTCTCTAAAAACTCTGGCCAATTAGTAGAAGGAGTGTGTAATAATGTATCTAGCACTTTTAGAGTTGGGACTGGTCCAATCTTACCTGATCTCACATAATCTAAGACTTCGGACTTTCTAATAGAATGGCTTTTATCTGAGTATAAATTTGAAGGATCAATAACATCTGGTATCTCAAAACATTTAGTCAGTGGAAGAGTATGCCACTTATCTCCAAAGTCTTCAATTTGCTTAGGTGTAGGCCAAGTATTATTCTTTATATGAGGAAACAGCATATGAGTCTTTGATACAGCAGTTACATCAACAAACCATTTCTTATGTTCTGAAAACTTCTTCTTCAATACCAAATAGGCCAAATCTGATGCCAGTGCTTCTGCATACTCATTATCTATAACTTTGGGCATATTTACTTGGTCATATAGCTTCTTTAGGCCTGTGATATAATCTATATAAGGATGTCCCCAATGTCTGAATGATCCATACACAACTGTCAGTAGGGATAATGATTGTATTTGTATGATTAAGTTTAGAAATACACTAGCTCCATACATATGCTTTACCGTATCTTTTGAGTTATTTATATGATGCTTAAAGGACTCAAATTCAGGAACTAATGGTCTTTCTTCTCTTGCCTTTTCACAAAACCTAAGATTACAACAAGGTTCTAACAATTTAATCACATCATATCCCTCTGATCCGTTCATCTCCAGTAGAAAATCTCCAGCCTCATAGATATCTAATAACTCATGTATCTCTTCAATGGGATGTGGGTTAACCTTCCTACAATGCATCCCAAAAAGTGTCTGAAATCGTCCAAAGTAAGTGTCTTTCATCATCAAAGCAAAATTTCTGTCTATCACTATATTTTGATCTTCAAACCATATGAGTCCTCCGAAAACATGTGTTTTGCCAAAAATTGGTAACTGTAGACGTGCACCAATAATAATGTTGTTCTCTGTAGTCATTTTAAGTTTGAATTTGCGTCTGATGTTTTCTAGCTCAGCAATTGTCACAGAATTTAGAGCTATAACTAGGTAGTGGAGTATCAGAGCAAATTCACCATATCTCTTTACCTCTCTAGGGGTTCCAATGATTTCCTGGGATAGATCATCTGTGTTCTCACCAAGCCATCCAGAAAAGAATGATCCAATAACGGGATGGGTATCTCTATGATCTATAGCAGTATCAAGAAGTAGCTTTTCAATGAGAGGAGTTTGTTCAATCTGAAACTGATTTGCTCTGCCCCACCAGCAGTGATTCATAGAAGGATCATGAACACTTCCTAGATCATGGCGATGGAAGTCCAAATATCTATCTCGGATGTCCCAATTGTAAGATGAGGTATGCAGATCATGAGGCAATCCCTTTCTTTTAGCAACATAAGATTGGACATCATCCACTATCAAAGGAGAATTTAGACTATAATCTGTCTTGTTTAATTGATCAAATCTATAAGTTTCCTGGTCAATCTCATTTTCTTCTAGTTCATCAGAAGCATCAAAAAATGTTTCATCTCCAAATGAGGAAAACTCCTCATCATCCATGATTCCCTGTTGTTTTTTTCATGTCAACCAAATGAGGAAGTTACCATTGGGATGTCATCTTTGGCTGAGATAATCTTGGTCGGTTTTTCTCTTTTGCACATTTGACAACATCGGATGATTATCCAGATAGTCAGTACCACCATTAGGAAAACTGAGATGGTAACAAAGGAATGACTAAAACCCTTAAAGAATTCTCCTATTTTGCTCTCAGCAACTGTGACCCAATTACCTATCAAATCACCAGCATTCACTGAATGGCTTTTTATCTCCTTATGCACAATATTTTCATGAACTTTGCCTACGAAATCTGATATTACTGGATGATTAATTTGTCTGAGATCATGTTTGAGTGAATACTCTAGGTCCCATCTCCTTTTCAGCACACGATATTCTGGAAATACTATTTTTCCATCTACTTCTGTTATACCATTAACTGCGTGATAAGTGCTGTTAGCTATGTGAGTCCAATCATCCCATGCATGGCATTGGTCACCGGTATGATCTAAGACTGTGCCCAAACATTCCCTGTTTTGTTCATGTTCATCAGGAGCATATAATGCCACAAAATTGGCTTGAGCTGACTCTAAGTGTCCATCCTTCAGTCTGTATGCAGTACCTGGCCCAGGATGTCTCTGTGATATTTGATAAAGATCATGCAAACTGGCTCTCTTATGTTTTTGAATATTTTCCACTGCATTTAAACAATTGATGTCCCACATCATTTCCTCCAATGTTGCTGCCAAATCATCATCATTAAATTCCTCACTTAACACAACAAGGTCTGGGCTCTCCGTACAATTTTCAACTACATGCCTGAAGGATATGCTTTCATTATAAGACCATTGTACTGAGGTCACATGAAACCACACTCCCTGCTGATTGACATAACCCAGTTTTCCACAATACTCCTTTTTACACAGTCGGGACAAAGGCATATGATGGATATGAGAACCTCTCATCCAAAATCCGAATTTGGATTCACCTGCCTTGTTATGTCTGTAACTTTCTAATACTTCAACTGGCTCATCCCCCTCAAGTTTGCAAGAAGATTGCCTACCTGGAGAATCTGTCAACCAGACTGTGGATTCATAAACCGTTTCACAAAAACTAGTTCTGCAAAATCCATGAACAAATAATGGATCCAAATAACGATCTTCATATGGATCATAAGTAACCTCATGAGGGGTTATAATGTGAGCTATGACTGATTCTTCATTAGTGCTGGCCCAATAACATGACTCTGGAGGAAAAGATCCTGGAATTAATTTTCCTTGATTATATTCTCTGATTGCCTGTTTGCAATCATCTTCATGGGCTTCCAAGTTCTGAATAGTTCTGGAAACTGTTTTTGAGAAATACCAGGTGTACTCACATTTGGTGATCCATTTGGCTAAATGACAGAGCTTTCCTTTATTCCTTAATTTTCCTGTAGTCCTGGGTCTTTCTATCAGCCACTTTTCCACAACATGTTCTTCTTTATTGGATATGAGTCCCATCTCTGGGCATTTGATGGAGTCAAGTTTGGTTGTTTTCCAATGTAATTTTTTATCTTGAGGCAGTAAGCCAATTATATCTTTAGTCTTACCACCATAAGAGTAATCCTGTTGTGCACTTGCTGACACAACCAACACATAGATAATCATCCAGAAATCCATGATCTCTGTTAGTTTTTTTCATGGGAGTTCGAATTTAAGCAGATGCTCTCCAGCCTCATTGGTGATGACTTCCAATGGGAAGTTAGCTGCAACAATCTCCATAGATGGGGGATATGACCCATCTTTCAGTGGATGTTTGTACAATATATGAGCCATGACCCCCTTCCTCTTGGTTGGTTCAATTCTGGAAGTATATCTGATCTCACATTTGGCTCCCCTCACTCTGGCTTCCATTCTCTGTTCATGCATTATGTAGGTCACAGGCTGATCAACCATGAGATGATGTTTAAATTCAACAACCTCCATAAAAGAAGCTTTATACAAGTTGGTGTATGTGCACGTTGGATCTTTCCTCATGTGAACAGCAAGACACAGATAACACCAAGTATCCAAGTGAATTTGCCAGATAGGGCAGGTATTCTCGTCCACCCACACTTCCAGAGCATGGAGGACCTCATCCAATGACCTAAACTCTTCATCACATCTGACTTCCAGGGATACCTGCACCTTGAGAGTTTCCTTGGTGTAAATATCCACTGGACCCACAATAGAAGGAGTATCCAATCCAAAATAATCAGGAGGAGGAGCAGAAGGAATGAGAGCCTTCTCATCATTGCGACTGGGCTTTCTGAATCGAGACAGCATGATTGCTGTTAGTTTTTTTCATGGGTACTGACATAGTCTTTTAATCATGCTGATTAGGCCAAGTTCCTGTAGTATATAATCTATAGCTGATTGCTTGTCTTTGGTGTTTTTGAAGGCCTCATACACTAACTCTCTGTGCATACCTGGAGTTTCTGATGTAACCTCAATGGTTCCTTTTCCATTCTTTCTGGAAAAAGTCAGCCCATTGGTTATGATCTCCATCATATCTGTGGACACCCAAGAATATTCATCCTTCTCTCCTTTATTTGATAGATTACTGGAAATGTCTTCAGATTCCAGCTCAGGGCCAGAGTTGTAAGGACCTGGGTCAATCTCATTCAAACCAATGATGATGTCATTGTCTTGCTTTTCTATACTTTCTGGATCAATGTGGTATCCAACTTGATTTAAAGCTGAATTGACTGCTTGCAGGATGATTTCTTCTAATTCCTCTTGAGATTTTAAAGAAGAATATAAGGGAGGCTTAGAGAATCGAACATAAGTGTCCACTTCCCTGGGAATTTTTGCTGAAGCTTCACTATCCTCTAGGTCTTGTTCAAGAGGATCATCACTTAAGTCCTTCATACTGACAATATCTTCATCAGAATCTGAACTGTCATCTTCCCCTATTACAACTTGATCTCTTACATCAATCACTGGATGGTACACTGTTGATGCATCTAGTTCCAGATCATTTTCTTCCTCTTCCAAACCTTCTAGGTTTTTTGACACCTTGGAATAGTCATAGCGGCCGGTGATCTCACGAAGTCGAGATCTGCTCATGATGGCTGTTAGTTTTTTTCATGTTTTACTTAAGCATCTTGTAGATAAGCTCTCCAATTGTATCTGGTCTGATCCCTGTCAATCCAGATGCCCTTTCATGAGCAAATCTTTTAATTTCCTCAGGTAAGATGAAGTTCTTCTGTGCCAGGTATTCAAACCAAAGATCTGGATCAGGCCCAGTAGGCATTTGTCCAACAACACTTTTGACAACTACTGTTGGAACACTTTCCAGATCTTCTGTGTAAGCCTTTGTGAATGTTGGGCACCGGTTCAATACAAATGCGACTACCTCTGCATTAACCACTGCATTTGTCACATCAACTTCTCCAGCAATTCTTGCATTCATAGACCTGCGAGAATGCATAAGTGTGCCTAGAGCATGACAAAACAAATGAAAGGTTGGATTCATCTGTGCAGAATAAGGTGATCTATCAGACAGCCCCATATCTCTCATGTATGGGGTGTAAGAATCACACTTCTCCAACTCTTGATCTGGCTTGGCCATTTTGTCCAGCTCATCTGCAATGTTATCATTAAAAATCCACATCATGAACTCTGTAATTGGCAGGCCTGTCAACTTGGTTATATGATTCAAGGTTGTCAAAGCTGCAGAGTCTTTGTATCTGGACCCAAGTGTTCCAAATCTGCAGATTGCAAAAGGGTGATCTTTGAATTTGTGGAAAAACATGTCCACTGCAGCAACTAGTCTGAGATAAGTTGGATTTGATAGCCAAGAAGCATACATTTTTCTGGAATGTACATCAAACTTCTTACCTCCTGGCATTCCACTGATGTGCACATTTGCTCTTTTGATCAAAGCCTTTTCATACTCTGTGTTAGTAACCTTCAGTAATCTGTATTGAACCAGGATATAAAAGCACATCCACAAATCATCCTCTGCTGTGCAAGGCTTTGGTTGTAAATTTGGAGGATCAACTGCTTTTTCTTCAACTTCCATCATGCAGAAGGTATTAACTGTTGATTTAGCAGGGGCTATTTCCACCCCAAATGATGTCCACAGATCATCACATTCTGCTTCTTGTCCTTTCAAAACATTGTATACATAAGTTATAGCAACTTTAACATCCAGGCTATCTTTTTCTATCCCTTCTCTTACAACTCCTCTAAGTGTATCCAGATCTTTGATAGCATATGGGATGACCAATCTTGGTTTTTCATTTTTGTGTGTATTGAACCAATCAGCAGGATATTGACCAGGGGTTTCCTCTTGGGGCAAGACTGGTTTGACAGGTTGTTTGGTTGAAACTCGATAGGGTACTCTATCAGACATTTTGATGTCTGTTGACATATATTGGAAAAAACAAACATCTTGATAGACATTTAAGAATATCATGGTTTTTGTTTTTTCCGT